AGCCTGAGCCTAGCGTTGAGCCTTCTCCTGAGCCAACTGACGAACTGCTAGGTGTAGAGGAAGCGGTTGAGGAAATTGCGGAAGCATTTGGAGAGGCTGCCGAACAAGTTGCCGAAGTATTCGGCGCATCATTTGAAGCGATATTAAACATTGGAGAAATCGGAAAGGACTTAGACCCCGAGGAGAAAGAGGAGGCGCAACCTGTCGCGGTTGCGGTGGTCATTAGCCAAGTCGCAAGCGCTGCGGTATCTGCAGCAATGGCGAGGGCCGGTGGCACAGGAGGAGGGGGTCCAGTAGGGGGACCGTCATCTTCATCCAGCTCTTCTAGTAGAAAGGGGAACAAGTCTTGATTAAGAACATCGTAAACGATCTCATCGGAGGAGCATGGACAATTCTCGGACTTTTGTTCGCGGTAGTAGTTCTCCCCGAAGGCCAGACTCAGACCGTAATGGGAACTCTTTTCGTTTTACTGACGATCTCTTGGCTGGTCACGGGACCAATGCGTTGGAGGGAATAAATGAAATTCAAGGTGAAGAGTCAGCTCGATCACGTAGAAAAGGGCGGCATCTTAGACGATTGCGGCCCGAGTTCTGCGTCGGCTGCCTTGGCCTGGGCGGCGAAGTACCTCATCGACCCGAGTGCCGGAGACGGCATCAAGGCGAAGACTAAAGCCACAGGCATAGTTGACAAGGAGGGAGTGAGCGACAACGGGTCATCACTGGGCCAACTCATCAAGACTGTCAAGGTCCTTGGTGGAACCGCCCGGTATGCGAAGTCATGGGACGATGTCGTTCTCTCAGCGCACCGTGGAGCAGGACTCATTATTTGGGTCCAGCAGGCTGTCGGGTATCCCGATGTCGAGATCAGTGAATGGCACAAGAAGTGGCAGAAGTACTGGCAGACTAAGGGGCCGAAGCACATTAAGGAAGGCTACGGCCACATGACTGCGGCAGGGTGGGATGCTGTAGACGGGTGGCAATGGGCCTGCCCAACACGTTCTGGTAAGGGCAAGGAGAAGTTCGGCGTGAAGGTAACCGAGGATCAGCTCAAGCAGATTGCTGACTCCAAGCGCGTTGCCGGCAAGGACAATGGGGCCCCGCACAAGCATGTTGTCATTGTCGAATACAAATAGGAGAAACAATGTACTCAGATCTTAAGGCAGGCATTCGTTGGGTCATCGACAACACTGGTGTTGACGAGGCACTCATTGAGTTCGGCCGCACGTTCATCACTGTCTCGATCTCAGTCGCCCTTGGTCTCGGCATCCCGCTCCTGGATATCAGTGGCGGTGACTTCCGAACCATTCTCTCGGCTGGTCTTGCATCTGGTCTCCAGATCCTGATCAAGTTCCTCGATCCGAAGAACACGCAGTTCGGGATCAAGGAGAAGACGCCTGAGGATAAGGCTGCCGAAGAGAAGCAGTTCGATATCTAAGCGGGGCTGAGCCCCAGCCCCTGGCCTTTGTGCCAGGGGCTTTTTCTTTTGGCGCTTGACAGCCTGTCAGGCAGGGCGTAGACTCCTTACCTAGGCAGCGCTGCTGCTAGGAGAACGGAGGCCAAATGACGTTTACTGTTGCTCAGGCCCTGAACGAATACATCAGGGCTACGGCCAAGCCCCGTCAGCCCGATGGCATGTGGCACCCATCCGGCCTGTACGGATGCGACCGCAAGACCATCTACGAAGTGCGAGGCACCACCCCAACCGATGACCGGGATGACCGGAGCTATCGCATCCTTGAGGTCGGGCAGATCATGCACGACTTCATCCAGGGTGCGTTGAAGCACTCGAATACCTACGTGGCCCAGGCGTGGGACGAGGTCAAGGTCAACGCAGCCGACATCAAGCTTGTCGGATCTGTTGACATGCTTGTGCAGCACCACGATCGCTCGTACGAGGTGCTCGAGTTCAAGACAATCAACAGCTACGCGTTCAAGTATAAAGAGCTTCCCAAGGAAGAGCACGTTGGCCAGGTGCGTGCGTACTTGCATGCACTGCGCTACTACGGCGGCATCGTCAACGAAGGAACGCCGCAAGAGCACGCCATCGAGCCACTTGGTTCGGACCTTACCAAGGCCCGAATCATCTATGTCTCGAAGGATGATATGATGATGGAGGAGTACCCGGTCGAGTGGACTGCCGAGGGCGACGCTGACCTGATCTCCCGCATCAATCGGTTGGAGTCGCACCAGTCTTCTGGCACCTTGCCAGAGCGGCTCAAGCCGGAGGTTAAGAAGGGTAAGCTGCAGCGCAACTGGCTCTGCGGATATTGCCAGTTCCAGACGAAGTGCTGGGACGAAGACAAGGAGGCATGAACATGGCAGACGATCGACTCAGTAATTACATCGAGGTCAAGGACCGGGTGGCAGAGTTCTTCAAGCGATACCCGGAGGGCAGCATCCAGACGGAGATCGCATCGCTCTCGGACAAGCTTGTGGTGGTGCGCGCGTATGCGTACCGCAACCCTCAGGACCCAAAGCCAGGAGTGGACTACAGCTCGCTTGAGATCCCGGGCAAGACCGGGTTTACAAGGGGGTCGGAGCTTGAGAACGCAGCCACCTCAGCGGTAGGCCGTGCGCTCTCTCTCGGTCTTGGCATCGCAGCGCACCGTGGCATCGCCTCCAAGGAGGAGGTCGCAGTGAAGCAGGCACAGGGGGAGGCCAAGGCTGCCTCCTCTACTGGCAAGCTCGCCACTGACGCCATGAAGCGCATGGTGTTTGCCGAGGCAAAGAAGCAGGGCCTTGGCGAAGAGCAGATCAAGGCGCTGTTTGCGCTGGTAGCAGGGACTCCTTCAAGCGAGGGTCTGACCTACCAGCACGTTGACGTCATCCTTGAAGAGCTGAAGACGAAGGGCACGCGGTTCCAACTCGCATCTGATACGGCCAAGGTCGGCTGATGGAGCAGTTGCCGTTTAACCAGGGGGCCGAGGCTGGCCTCCTGACCCGGCTACTCCTTGACCCGGCTCAGATACCGCTCGTCAGCGACAAGCTGACGGCAGAGGACTTCTATGTGCCAGAGTATCGCCGCGCATATAGCGCGATGGTACGTTTATCGCAGGAGCGCAAGTCGGTAGACATTGCCTCCATGGGTCAGGATGGCGTCGGCCTCAACGCCCTCCTGACCCAGATGACTCAAGGCCACCGGGCACCAGCCGAAGAGTACGCAGAGATCGTGCGGCGAGACGGATTCCGTCGTCGCCTCATCGTTGCGCTCGAGAAGTTGATCGACAAGGCGCACCGGGAGGAGTCCAGGCAGGACCTTCTGACTGCCCTGTCACAGGCCACCACCTCGATCATGTCGAACGCGGAGGACGGATCACTTCTGTCCCCGCACAGTGCAGTCGAGATGTACAAGGACGTCCAGGTCGCAAGGATGTCCGGCATCAATGGGCTCTCCTACAATATCGGAGGGCTGGATAGGCTGCTTACCCCTGCTCATGGCGGGGAGATGATCGTTGTGGCTGCTCGTCCATCTGTCGGCAAGAGTGCGCTGGCCGATAACGTGGCCGACAACTGGGCTGAGCAAAGCCAGCATCCGATCCTCTTTGTCTCGATCGAGATGACCGTGCCTCAGCTTTTGGACCGTGCTGTTGCACGGCTTGGCCACCTCGATGCGTCGAAGGTGATTCGTGGGCAGCTCAATGGGGACGAGCAGAAGGTTGCCATCGAGGTTCTTGCAAAGAGAGAGACCATGAGGATCTGGTACCTCGACGACCCTCACGCAACCACCGGTTCGGTGCGCGCTGCGGCTGCCAAACTACGCAGCTTGACTGGCGGCATCGGTGGCATCATCATCGACTACATGCAGATCTTGAAGGACGACGGCACGGACTCTGAGGTCCAGCGCGTCACAAGGATTAGCCGAAACGTCAAGGCCCTTGGCCGAGAGTTCGACTGCCCTGTGCTCGTGCTGTCTCAGCTCAACCGTGCGGTTGAACTTCGAGACGATCAACACCCGAAACTGCACGACCTCCGGGAGTCCGGGGCCATCGAGCAGGACGCTGACATCGTCATCGGGTTGAAGAGGGAGCTCGGTACCAGGGAAATGGATATCGAGGTTCTCAAGAATCGGCAGGGTCCTGTCGGGTTGGTGAAGGTCGAGTTCGACTTTACCACCATGACATTCCCTCCGTACAATGCAGTTAAGGAGGCAGTTTCATGAGGATCTATATCGCATTCGTGACATCGATGTGTGTGATCGCATCGTTCTTCAGCGGGTACGGCATCGGCAAGTCCGAAGGCTTGATGACCCCGGTGTCTGTACAGGTAACACCATCCCCGAGCCCGGAGCCGGAGCCGGAGGCAAAGCCATCCAACGTGATCGTTGGGGTTGCATCATGGTTCGACGCCAAGCGTAGCGGACAGAGCACTTGGTACAGCAGGGCCGGGGTGAAGTACTACGCGGCAGCAGGGCCAGCCCTGCGAGCGGTAAAGAACTTCCGATACGGAATGAACCCATACCCAATCAGGATCACCAACCTCAAGACCGGTCGCAGTGTGGTCGCCCTTGTGGTAGACTGGTGTGAGTGCCCGGCCAAGAACCGCATCGTGGATCTTGCGCCGGCTCTGTTCAAGGAGCTCGGGGTTGACCTCAGCCTCGGCCTCCAGAAGGTATCGATTGAGGTCATTGAGTAGGAGGCACTCATGGGAAAGATGAAAGACATGGCAATCGTCGCACACAACGAGGAGATGGACGTCCCTGAGTACGCTCAGGACAGCGCGCTCATGGCCGATGGATTCGAGAAAGCGTTCATTGGGTTTGGCACGCACTTCAGCCACGCTGTGGCGATCTACGACTACGACAAGTGTCTTGACATCCTGATCACCATGTTTAGGAAGGACGCTGAGTTCGAGCAGAGAGAGATCGAACCAGAGCAGATCTACCTTGACGCGGTGGAGTACATGGAGTTCAACGTCACAGGCGGTTGGGTCGGGCCGAACACCCCGGTCTTCCTCAGGGACAGGAGGAGCCTATGAAGGATGCTGCTGCCTCCCGGAGGGGGCGCAACAATCGCAAGCGTGGCAACGCGCTTGAGCTCTGGGCATGCAAGCAGCTCGGCATCAGCCGGACTGGGATGTTCGGGAGCAAGGTCGACGGTGGAAAGCACGACGAGTGGATCGTGATCCAGGTAAAGTCTGGGCCATCGAACTTTAGTGAGAAGGTTTGGAGCCTTCTCAACTCGCTCACTCCGGTGGCGGGTCAACAGCGCGGTGTCGTCTTCGTCAGTGCAGACGGACCGGGTAAGCCGAAGCGAGCGTACATTGCGCTCGAGCTCGGAGAATTTATCGATAGCGTAGGAGGAAAAGAAAATGCCTAGCAAAGGAACGTTCTTGGCAACAGTAGGAGCAGTCGGTGGAACGCCGGAGACGAAGGATACCCAGAAGGGTAAGATCGTAACCTTCCGTCTCGCAGTGCAGACAGGGTACCCAGAGAGCAAGGGCGATAAGGGTCCAGATCCAATCTGGTACGACGTCGCCGTGTTCAAAGAGGCCCTTCAGCCGGTGATCCTTGAGGCCATCTACAAGGGCGCGAAGGTCGCAGTCGAAGGCTACACCTCGGTGCGTGAGTACCAGGGCAAGGCCTACCACAACATCGTGGCCAGCCGGGTTGGCATTGTTGAGTGGCTCAAGGCTGACGGTAGCGCGGCGGTACCATTCTGATGGGGGTCAGGGTTGACCTCAGTTGGTACGAGCTTGAGCTCGCAGTCAACGTCGGAGTACGACGACAGACGGAGTCTCTCCGAAAGAATCTTCAGGATGCCCATGGATTCAATGGTGAGGACGGGTGGACCAAGCATATCGAGGGGGCTTGCGGCGAGATGGTCGTGGCTAAACTTCTCGGCATGTACTGGGATGGATCGGTCAACACCTTTAAGAAGCCGGACGTCGGCACGATCCAAGTAAGGACCAGGAGCAAGAGCACGTACGACCTGATCGTCAGGCCGAACGACGAGGACGACAGCATCTTCGTGCTTGTGACCGGGGTGGCCCCATCCTTCGAGGTGGTCGGCTTCATCCGTGGTGGCGACGCGAAGCAGGAAGCGTGGGCTGAATCATACGGTGACAGGCCTTCGGCCTTCTTTGTCCCGCAAGAGTCGCTCATGCCAATCGAGAACCTCGTGCAGCAGCGAGAGCTTGTTGAGGCGTGAGCTCGTTTTTGGAGTCGATCTGGGGGAGGTCCGAGATGTATGGAGAGCTGCGCCTGATGCGGCCGGACGGAGACCGCAAGGTAATCACGCAGAGGTTCTACCCTTTGCGCGATGGCCTCGGGATTGTCCGTGCTGAAGCTGACTGCCTGACCTTCATGGTCGAGGGGTGGGATGTGTACTACGGCGTGGTTCCAAGGGTCCGGCAAAGGGGCACGGCAGCAGATGCTGCGCCTAGCACGAACGTGATCTGGGCAGACGTTGATGCCAAGAACTTCGCTTCGAAGACTGAGGCAGCTACGAGCCTGAACATGTTTGAGATCCCGGCCTCTGCAATCGTTGACTCCGGGCATGGGTTCCATGCGTACTGGTTCCTGAGCGAGCCGGTCGAGATGGCACAGGCCCAGTCATCGATGAAGGTCATCGCACGAGCGGTCGGTGGCGACGCAGTGTCTGACGCTTCAAGGGTGCTGCGAGTACCGGGGACCACGAACTACAAGGGCACGCCTGCTCCGGTACGGCTGCTCAGGTTCGATGATGCCCGGCGATACAGGCCTGGAGACTTCCCGGTCGAGGAGGTTGTGGTCAAAAAGCCAAGGGCGGTGGTCACGGACGTGGCCTCGTTCGTCAAGCTTCCGGATTGGCTGCAGCAAATTGTCAAGGAGGGCGCGCCTAAAGGGGCACGCTCTGAGGCCGCCTTCAAGGCGTGCCTCTGGATGATCCGCTACGGATGGAGCGAGGAAGCTATCCGCGAGATCTTTGCGGCGTACCCGAATGGCATCGGGGAGAAGTACGCTGAGAGCGGGGACCGCTGGCTTGCGGTGACCTTGAGAGCAGCGAGAGAGGCGGCATAATGGCAGCCGTAAAGACACAGAAGGGCTCTGGAGGGCCAAGATTACAGACAAGGTGGAAGGGCGCGATCTGCTCGCTGTGTGCGAAGGAGATCGATGGATTGAATCAGGCGTGGCGGGTGCAGTCGATATCGTATGGCCCTCGCCGTGACCTCATGGTGTGGCAGCACCGAACCTGCCAGGCTGCGAAATGATTAACAAGCTTGGAGCAGAGTACATTCAGTCTGCAGTCGATGCCGGGAAGATCAGGCAAGAAGCAGCGCAGGAGTTTCTGCGACTAGTCACTGCCAAGACTGACCGATGGGTCGCGCAGAAGATGGTCGAAGCTGAATACGCTGAGCGGATTGCGACTGCCGAAGCGGTGGCCGAGGTCAAGCTGGCATACCTGAAGAATGGAGGGGAAAGTGCCTATCAACCCAGTGAAGACTAGCTCCCCGGCTTCCTCATGGGCCCGGAGAAACCACGACCTCGTCATCTTCTTCTGCGGACAGGTGACCGCGTTGGTCCTGTTTGCGGTGGCGATGGCGTTGATGAAATGAAGTGCCCCGCGTGCGGCGGCCTAGATTACCGGAGACACCGGACTCCGGTGACGGTGGACGGCGTAGTATACCGGAGGCACGAGTGCCTAAACTGGAAGTGCGGCACGATCTTCATCAGCATGCAGCAAGCACTGAGCGAGGAGATGGTCGAGGTCCTGGCCGAGGCCTTCGAGATTGCGACGACGCAGACCTCTTCTTCCGAGGAGACGCAGAGCGTTTAGGCTACCTCGCTCCGGGAGGCAAGGGGCTATGGGCCTATTACAGGGACCATGGAATCCACCCTCCGGAGTATCTGAGGAGGACGGTGAACCGCAAGGAGCTCACCATGGGAGACGCAGTCAACCTCATCGAGGATGACAAATAAAAAGGCCCCAGGTCATACGACCTGGGGCCTTCGTACAGGGGAGAACGACCCTGTGGGTGAATACTAGAACGGAAAGACCTCATCCGACAAGGCCCTGACCGGGCCTGTTTTCGCTTGCTTCAACCCCTGTGCCATCGCAACAGCACACGCGACCCATCCCTCGGCCCACGCTGCCTTCTCCGGGTCATCGCCATGGATGTCACCCTCGACTGAGCGGATCGTCTTGATGATCTCCTTGACGGTCTGCTCGTAGGCAATCGCGTTGGCCTCGTGCCTGCGTAGAGCCTCCAGTTCAGACTTCAAGATCTTCATCGTCGCCTCCCCGCTCGGCCGGGATATAGGGGTCGCCGCACGCAATGCGGAGGATCGAGCCATAGGCCCGGCCATCCTGCACGTCAATTGCGACGAGGCCCTCGCATGCGAGACAGTCGCCGACTAGGTCGGTCTCCATCTCCGGGTTGCGCGTGAGGTACGGCACGAAGTGCCCCTTATCACGGAGCTCCTTGCTCGTGGTGCTCCACAATGCGTAAAGCTCCGACCTCAGGTCGCAGGTCCTGTTTGGGTATATCGCCGGGGGCGAATCCCCCTGCGTCCTCACTACTGGATCCTCGCGAAGCGGTCGATGGCCTTGAACGCGTCGCCATATGACGAGACGTAGCCAACGGCCGACTCACGAGTCTCCGGATTAACGACTTCATAACGCATTGGCTGCCCCATCCCGGTGTCCCGGATCTGGTAGTGGCAGCCGTGCGCTGAACCGGTGAATACCACCGGCTCAAAGTGGCAGTCGACCCCGCACCTAATGCAGATGCCGTCCTCCCAGTGTGGATTGTGCTCTAGTCCCTTATCAATGCAGTTCATGTTCTCCTCCTTACTGCAAACTACTTGCCATTGCCACTAAAAGATACACCACGTAGGCCATAAGGGCAACCATGATCTTACTCTGCATGAGGATCGACTCCTTCTACGCAGTTTGTGCAGATCAGTTCATCGCCCACCTTGACCGGAGGCACATAGTCCTCCGGGACGTACGCAATGCCGCACTTGCTGCAACCATACGGATCAAGGCTGAGAAGAAGATCTTCAAAGTCCTTGACCCGGTGTTGCGGCACGAAGATTGATACGCCCGCAGCAAACACGTTGCTCGTGCGGTCAACCACGAAGGCCACGTCAAAGGGCAGAAGTTCTGCCTCCCACGCGTACTTGATCTTCTCGGCCATGCTGTCAATCTTGGAGCCCTCGCCCCACAGATTCACGCCTTCGGCCACCTCGTGCCACCCCTCAAGGGTGGTCACGAAGTACCCGCGCCATGCATCCGTGCGTGTGTAGGTCCGGCTGAACCGGGCCCACTGCTCACGAGGGAGCTCCTCGTAGTACTCGCCATCAACGATCCAGTTGGAGCCGATAAGGTATCGGTCCTCCTCCTTGCCGGGCTTGTACACCGTGACCACAGAGGCAGACTCAATGTCCGACTCAAAGCAGCCCCAGCAATACTCTGCATTGCGCAGTTCAGACCAGCGGCCACCGTCGCCGGAGTCCGTGTCAAAGGTGCTCTCGCACCCGAAGCACTTAACCTCGCTCATGACTGACCACCCTTCTTGCTCTTCTTCTTGGGGTTCTGAATCTCGTACACGGCAGCCTTCACGCTACGCGACACGAGTTCATCGTGGCAGATCTCGCATAGTCCGGTGTACCAGAGCCCATCAAGGTCTGGCATGCCACACTCCTTGCACGGATTGTCTTCTGCCTCCTCAACGACCTTCTTCTCCAGCGCATCAGCGATGGCCTTGTTGGTCTTGTCGCTTGCTCCGATCACCACGATCTCAAACCCCAGTGCCGGTACGTTCAGCTTCCTTGTGCTCATCAGAGCACCTCCTTCCCTAGTCCACTTAGGATCAAGGCCGCGAAGATAATCAACGCTAGTAGCCTCATGCGCTTTGTGTCCTGTTCATACTCCATGTGTGTTCTCCCCTGTTCTCAAGGTGTCTGCCTCATCAGCCCCGGGAGACTATCCCCGGAGGACGCCCCGAAGGGCGTTTCGGCTACCAGACTTCGCTCTTCTTGGTCTGGCTCTTCTCAGCGTAGTGAGCGCGCAGTCGCTCGTCAATCCTCATCTTGATCTCGTCGCCGATCACCCATCCGGTAACGATCGCACCGACCGTACCGAAGAGGACCAGAACAGAGAGCCCAAGGTGGCCATACACGGCGTACGCCACCGCTGCCGCCACCGTGGCGAGCAGGTATGTTGCGATAAACTCCTTCACGTTAAACCTCCATCTCTTGCATGCGGGCTGCGTACTCAACGCTGCCCTTCGTGCCTGCTTTGACCTCGTACCGGGACGGCACGTAGTTGCCCCAGTAGTCGGTGTGTCCGCTCTCGCCAAGGATGCAGATCCCTGCCTCGATGGCGTACGCGGCTGCTCGCCCGACCGATCCCTGCATGCGCCATGCCTGCCCGGTGTCAATCAACTCCTGCAACGCTTCAACCGGATCAGCGGCCTCTTCGCGCAGGTACTTGAGCGTGTTCTCC